GCGGAGTCTTTCAATCTCCGCCTCCAGTCCTGCCCTCTCCTCACGGAACTGATTCCGAGACTCGAGAACCTGCTTAAACCGGTCATACGGGACACGGTGGCCCGATGGCACATCCTCTTCCGCTGCGGGGCTGTCTTCCGCTGCGGCCTCTAGTGGTGCCGAATCCGCTCCATCTTCCACCTTCGCATTTACGTCCTCTGTGGTGTCGGACGAGGTATCAGCCTGAACTTGGGCCTCTTCTACAACAGGAGCAGCAACAGGCTCAGGGGCAGGCTCATCGCCCTCTCCAAGCATCTTGGTAATTCCTGACATTGCTTCTGGGCTCAAGTTCATGACTATCTCCGCATTTAACGCCTAGCGGGGCGATTTTGATAACGCTGATTCGGTCAGCGAGGCCATGTCGGTACGCGCTCCCCACCTGTCGGTGTTGTCCGCGTCCTTCTTCTTAGGATGCAATTTGCCAGTGTTTAACTCGAACTGCAACATCTCGCGCAGGGTCTGTGGCTTTTCTTGCACTATCTCGTCGCGCACGTACTCAATTTGGTCGAGGCCCATGAGACCTAGAGCGTGAGCGAATATCATGTCGTCGTGTTTATTCTTCTGGGCCTCTGGCTTGCCGTTATCGTTGAAGATGAACGTGTTCATCTCGAACTGCATGCGCGGGTCAACGACCTCTAGCTTCTCCATCTCCACATATTCGTGAAGGCGGCTCAGCATGACAGGGCGCGTGTTGACGTTGGTGGAGAATCCGAGCTTGTCTACCCACCGGTTGCCAATCTTGTCGAAAGCGGTGCGCCGGAAAATAAACGCCCACTCTTTTTTGACCAAGTACTCAAGGATGGACAGGCCGTAGGTGTTCGACTCTACGACCACCAAGGCGTTGTATTTCTTAGCCTCTTGCAGGACACGCTCAGCAAACTGGTGCGGAGCCATGCGCTGATAGAAGGTGGAGCACACCGTTGGCTTGTCCTTGTCTGTGACATCTAGGACCGTGAACGCGCTGTAGTCTCCGCTGGGAGCTCCTGACGCCACGTCAGCGCCCAGGCTGTACACCCGATACTTCGAGTGAGCCTTGAACTCTTTGTACCCAGGGGTGATTTGAACATGGGGGTAGATGCGGTCAAAGAACCGCTCTCCGCTAGTGATGAACGCCATCTGTGCGGTGAGCGGGTACTCCTGGAGGAACGTATGCCAGTTGCCAGCGCACTTGGTCTCAAGCGTCTCTTGTGCCCACCAGACGCGCCCGTTCTCCAGGTTGTGCTCGGTGGCCATCTCTTTTAGTTTGGGGTGGAGGTACTTGGACCGCTCTTTTGAGACGTAATTTGGGTCTTGGGTCCACGGGATGAATAGTTTCTGGTACCCGTTCTCTGCGTACCAGATTTTGTGAGCGCCGTTGACGCCGTTGGCCGTGGTCTCTAGCACCACCTCTGAGTCAGGCCCAAGGACCTGGAACGCCCCAGCGATGGTCTTCTCTGGGTCGTTCCAAAACGCAAACTCAGAGCAGTGAAGCGTCTGATAGGTCGTGCCACGAAGACCTTCTGAGTTCGCTGTGTCCACCTTGACGAGCCCACCGTGGAACAGTTTGAGCTCACGGACGTTGGACTTCTCGGTCTTGAACTTCAGGAACTCAGGGAGGTTCGCGTAGAAGTTCTTATAGACTTCAAATATCGCCTCTGCGGAGTCGCCACGGTGTGCAAGCACGGCCACACGGTGGTTTGGCGTAAAGAGGACTCGCCAGAAGTTCCTCGCAGCGACCGCAGTAGTCATTCCCAACTGACGGGCTTTGAGGATGTACGTCCACGGGTTGTCTTCGACGGTCGACCAGAACTGCTCCTGCGCATCGTTCATCACGAACGGCACGACGCGGCTCCGCTTGTCGATTATCTTGAGGTACCGCTGAGCGAAATAGCGGAAATCGCATGCGCACTTGCGAATCTCTGCCTCTAGCTTTTCCCGGCTCTCGCTCATCTTCAGTGGGCAGTGTCACGGCTATGCGACGTATTGATTTCCCTGGCGTCCTTGAGGAGGTCTAGTAGCTCCTCTGGGGTCATCAGGTTCTTCTGGAGGGCCTTGGTCTTGGCCAGCACGAGGTCACGCTCGGCTTCAGCCTTCTCGATGGCCACCTTGTCAATCAGCCCCTGCGCCTCTTGTGAGCGGAAGGTTCGCAGCTTGAACTCTGCGGTGGTGCGCTCCAGGTACCAAGCGGCGGCTCGCCAGTCCTTCTCGGCGTGGAACTGAACGAGGTCTAGCATGTTCTGCTTAGAGCAACGCTCTGCTTCGTACACGCGCTCTTTAAATCCTGGACGCCCGCCCTTCTCTTTGGGCTTGTGCATCCAGCACTTCCACGTCTCGTAGCCGATGTTGAACTCTTCACGCACCATCTTTTGCGTGTAGCCGTTCTCCAGCATCTCAATGGCTTTCTCGCCCAACTCTGGAGACCAGCGGCCTGGAGACTTTGGGGGCTTACTTTTTAATGCCACGACAGAACCTCCTGAGCTCCGCATTGCGGTCAGTTGTCGGCGTATCCACGTTTAGCACGCAGTGAAACGCCGTAAGGAACTGCACGATGTCCGACCCAAACTTGGGCAGGTCGAATCCAGCGAACGGCTCGTCGATGGTCCCGATGGGTCCGTTTCCGAGCAGTCGTCTACGCATGGCCATTAGCACTTTCCTGCATCCACGGTGACGTGGTCGGAGTGCTGCATCATGGTAGGGCTCTAGGAAGTAGATCATATCATCTACGTGTCCCATCGTGATTGCTCGACACGCGGCAGCATTGACGTGCTGGTCCATGTTTCCTGGGTTGTGATAGAGCACATCCAGGGAGCGTTTCACTTCTCCTAACCCATCTGCCAGCATCCCTTCAACGATGTCCGCTGAGAACATCTTCGTCAGTGTTCCGACGTGCTCTTTGGACTCAGCGACTGGCGCTGTGTTGAGTGCTGCCGTCAGCGATTGGGAGATCATCTCACCCATTGAGGCTGTCGCAGATCATCCGCATCCTCGAAGACATCACGGACGGGCCGACAGCCTGGCACTGCTTCATGGAGAGCCACAAGGCGGCCAAGGCGACATCGTCGCTGGTCAGGTCGGCAGAGGTGACAGAAGAGATGAAACTCTTCATGTCGTAACTCAGGTCAGTCTCGGTGAGCTTGACCACGTTCTTGGGACGACCCACGGGGTTTGCGGCCTCAACCTTGGGGGCCGGTGCCTTCTTGGGGGCAGCCTTCTTCTTCGCGGGTGCCTTCTTCTTCTCAGCCATCGTCGATATCTCCATGGGAGCGGTTAAGAGCGCGCCTTCGCTTGAGAACGATGCGGGCAAACAGTCTGCTCCTGCGGTAACACGTGTTTCCGCTGTTCCAGTGGCACAACGCCTCGGACCAACGTCCGTACTTTTTACGGTACTTTCTCAAAGCCTGCAAGCCTGCGGTTATCAGGTCACAGCCCTCTAGCCTCTTGTCTGGACAGTGAAACACCGGCTTCACCTGAAGGGGACCGTAAGCACCAGCGGAGCTTATGGCACCCATGTTGAACCGACTCTCGGTAAAAGACAGGGCCACAACCAGATTCACGTCCGCTCCGTCGCTATGGGCCGCAGAGCCCACAGCCACGCAGGTCTTAAACCGCTCAGGGGTCTGGTCATGGGGCGCTAGCCACGACAGAGCCGTAGCGCAGGCTAGATACACGTAAAAGAAGCTCATGAACCCAGCACCCGCCTAGCATACTCCGCCAGCAGCATAGCGTCAGCGGTGGCATGCACCACCTTCTGGTCAGGAAACAGACGCTGGGCTGCAGCCTTGGTCACGTTCTTGTCTCCCTTGGACAAGCACTTGAGCTCTCGCTGCCATGCAGACGGGGTCACAGTCTCGAAGCGAATCTGGTGACAGACCAGGAGCGCCCTGCAAAACCCATAGCTGGTGCCGAACTTGAACGTAGAGGACACGCCTTGTCTGGGCATGGCGCTCACTCGCTCAAGGGTAGCACGAGATATCGTCGGGGCATGCTCGATGACGAAGCTAGACACGTCGTGCTCTGTAGCAGACAGCCTGACAGAACCGACAAAACCCCCATCCTCGTCAATGACAACGATGGCTCCTGAATATCCTGGGTCAATTCCCATGTAGTGCTTCAATTCGCCCTCTCAGGGAACGAATCGAGCACCTCATCGGGCTCTAACACGGCGAAACACGGGGTGTCTGGCCCCACATAGCCACCGGCTACGTTGTAGCTAAAGTGCTCCATGGCCTCTAGGGAGCCCATGCCCTGGTCCATGAGAATCTCGATGCACTTGTCTTGGTCATAGAGCGTCACAGAGCTCATGCCGCACCGATAGACGATTCCAATAATGGCGTCGTCGAATCCGTCGTAGATAATCATAGCCCCTCCATTCTCGGCTCGAATTTCATGGATGTTCCGCTCCAGGCCACGTCGGTCTCCTTGAGAGAGGTCTCGAGTCCGTGCCTAAACTTGGACATGCCGATTTTGCACAGGTTTCTGGGGTGGTTGCTCCCAGGGTCGGCCTTGTGAAACAGGAACGGGCTGATAGCCAGGTCGCAATCGTCCTCAATCGCCCCTGAGCCCTTGGCGTCACGCACGGTAATCAGCCTATCGGCCCTCTTGGCGGCTGAATTGGGCTGGCTCAAGACGATGGAAGTGCATCCAAGCTCCACTGCCATGCGTTTCATGCCCTTTGAGTTGGCCGATATCTCCTCTTCTTGGGTGCCATCGCGCCTCATACGCGGTGAATCCATGAGTTGTAGGTAATCGACCACAACGACGCCCAAATCGCCGTATTGGCGCTTCACAGCTCTGGCTTCTCGCTCAATAGCGCCCACATCTCGCGCCGTTTCGCTGATAACCAGG